CCTCGAAAGTGGATATGTCTACGCACCTTATGTGCCCCTACAGGTCACACCAACCATTTTTGGACCAGAAGACTTCGTGCCTCGTAAGGGCGTGATGACTCGTTATGGCAAGAAAATGGTTCGTCCTGACATGTACGGACTCGTAGTTGTTGAAGATCTTGTTTAATTTATTAAACTTTATTCTTTAGTCATAGTAAACCCCGTCTTTCTTTTTGAGAGGCGGGGTTTTCTTTTTCCGTTTAAAGCACTTTTCAACTATTTAATCAATAGGAGAACAAACAATGGCAACCGCACCACCAGTATTAACACCAGTTCAAAAAACTAGCCCTTACGTTTTAAAGTCTACAGGATCCTATCACCTAGTGACAACTGCTAGTGTTCCCTATGGAGTATATTTAACTGGACCTTTAAGTTCTAGTCAGTGGACTTCTGGTGCCGTTGCTCAAGTATCATTAACATATAAAATGTTGGGTGGAGATGTTCTTGATATCGAACTTACGGAGAATAATGTATATACTTCCTATGAAATGGCAACACTTGAATATTGTACGATTATTAATAATCATCAAGCCAAAAATGTGTTGTCAGATTTCTTGGGCGCAACAACGGGCACCTTTGATCATGAAGGCGCACTTCAAGCGGGGGAACTTTCTTCCAGCCTAAGTGGAACGCATTTATCCCTTAAATTTCCTAAATTTAACTTTGAATATTCACGACGAGTTGCAGAAGGGTTAGCAGGCGAAGCCGGTTTTGGTGACGACGCCCGCATTTATTCAGCATCCATATCACTTCAGGACAATACTCAGGATTATGATTTACAAAAAATAGTTCAAGATGCTTCTGTGGAAGTGCCGGGAACTTCAGGGTTTGCCTATCCATTTTCTGGAAGTGTAAATAATAAAAGAATTGCAATTAGAAGGGTGTATTATAAATCCCCTCAGTCAATGTGGAGGTTTTATGGTTATTATGGTGGTTTAAACGTAGTTGGAAATTTATACACTTATGGTCAATATTCTGATGAATCTACTTTTGAACTTGTACCTGCGTGGCAAAATAAACTTCAATCGATGGCATTTGAGACGAACCTTTATACTCGTGCATCTCACTATGCATATGAAATTTTTGATAATCGTATAAGAATCTTTCCACCACCATCTCTGCCTGGAACTGGCTCCCCAACAAAAATGTGGTTTGACTTTACTGTTCCCACAGATCCTTGGGTTGAAGATGCTACTCGAAAAGATGGAACCGATGGAATCAATAACTATAATACCCTTCCATTTGCGAACATTCCTTACGAAAATATTAATAGCATGGGAAAACAATGGATTAGAAAATATGCTTTGGCATTAACCAAAGGAATGCTCGCCCAAATTAGAGGCAAGTTCGGCGCAATCCCAATTCCAGGCGAATCAGTGACTTTAAATTCCTCAGAGCTTGCGACTCAAGCTGAAGCCGAGACGACTGCCCTCAAAACCGAGTTAGTTGAGTTATTGGATACGTTGACCTACGAAGCTCTTATGAACTCAGATGCGGAATTAACAGAAAATTCAAATCGAATCCAGGTTAATGTTCCTATGGGAATTTATAGAGGGTAAATAAATGGGTGATAACAAATGGAACAGACCAGATAGTCCGCCACCCCCATTATTTTTGGGAAAAAAAGAAAGAGATCTGGTTAAGCAAGTTAATGATGAATTAATTGAGCGAGTAATTGGTCAAGATATCCTTTATTATCCTATTAGTAGTGTCCATTCAGACTTCCACTCTTTATATGGTGAAGCTATTGAAAAGAATTTCTTACCTCCAGTGAGAGTCTATGTCTTAATCGAATGGGAGGGAAATCCAACCACCGTTACAAAATATGGGCTCGATAGAGAATATAATCTTACATGCCACTTTCACAAGAGAAGGTTGACAGAAGATCAAGACTTATATGTACGTGAAGGTGATTTTATCTTGTATGGCGAAGATTATTATGAAATTTCTACACTTTCCGAGCCGAAACAATTATTTGGACAAAAAGAACATATGTTGGAAATCTCTGCAAAATGCTTTAAGGCTCGCAAAGGGCTTTTTGATGGTAAATAAAAATGGCAATTGATGATATGATAACAGGTTCAGTGGATAGAAGTGGAATCCCAGAGGGGAAAATGTCTCAAATACTTCCGTTTAAGCCATCCACACTGGAGACTATAGATTATGCCATTTATAATTGGCTTAAAGAGATTATGCAGGTTTCTTGTACGACCAATCAAGGATGGAAACAAGTGCCTATCACATGGGTGGCCGGGGAACGGTCTTGGCAGATAAAAGATCATAAAAATTTAAGAGATTCTGATGGAACTCTCATCTTCCCTATCATTTCCCTTCATCGAGAAAGCTTTACAAAAACTCCCAACAATAAGGGAACTTTTTGGGGTAATATTCCTCCTATAAATGACGCCAAAGGTGGCTCAATTACTATTGCACGTAAAATAAATCAAGATAAGACAGCCAATTTTGCCAATGCTGATGCCTATAGAAAGAAAACGAATATCATAGGTAATGCGGGAAACCCCGGATCACAGCAGATTAATTTTCCGATGCCAAAAAATAAAAAAGTTGTCTATGAAACTATTACTGTTCCCATGCCAGTGTATATTGACGTTACTTATGGTATTGGGATAAGAACAGAGTATCAACAACAAATGAATGAGGCAGTTCAGCCGTTCGTTACTGCACCAGGGGGAATAAATTATCTTAAACTTAAACATGATGGTCATGCATATGAAGCATTTATGCAGCCTGACTTCACTTCAGAAGGAAATGTTGCAGAATTAGGAGAAAATTCTCGTTTTTATGAGACTAAAATTAGCATTAAAGTATTGGGTTATTTAATTGGAGCAGATAAAAATAATGAACAACCTAATATTGTAGTTAGGGAAAATGCCGTGGACATTAAGATTCCACGAGAAAGGGCTGTAATGGGTGATGAGCCCGAATGGGGGCCAATCGGGAAACCAAAAGGAAAATATCGCCCCTAAGCATTCCTTTGTCTTTTCGAGCAATAAGCTACTATTTATTAGAGACTTTTAAAGTATCACAAGGAGAAACACACGCATGGCAGAAAGCAAATTTAGATTTGTATCACCGGGGATCCAACTTCGCGAACTTGATCAATCGCAGATCCCAAACCAACCAGAGGACGTTGGTCCGGTTATTATTGGGCGAGCCCAAAGAGGACCAGCGTTGCGACCTGTTAAGGTTCAAAACTTTACAGAGTTCGTTGAGATTTTTGGAGAACCACTCCCAGGCGGTGCTGGTGGTGATGTTTGGCGTAATGGTAATGAAGGTTTAGAGCCCATATACGGAGCATATGCAGCCCAAGCATGGTTAGCAAATGGAACTCCTTTAACTTATGTAAGACTCCTGGGAGCAGACCATACCAATTCTACCGCCACCGGAACAGGCAAAGCCGGGTGGCAAATTGGCGGAACTCCAAGCGGCAGTCGTGGAACTGCTAAGGCCAATAGCGGACCCGGAGCTTTGGGACTATTTTTGATCAACAGTGCAAGCGCCACCAACGTTAATATGACAGGCACTCTGGCGGCTGTATGGTATTGTAAAGAAGGTTCTATTGAGCTTTCAGGCGCGGTAAGAGATACTAATGACGATAATACTCCTGCTGGCGTTTCAATTACACATCAGACTGGTTCTGGTGTAATGATTAAAAGTATGGCATCTGGCCCCACTTTCACAGCACTTGTCAAAGATGCTGGTGGGAGTCTTATAGAAACGGTCAATTTCAACACTAAAGACAGTACAGCTGGGAATTTTATCCGCAAAGTTTTCAATACAGACCCAACCAAATTGACTTCTCGTTTAAATGAAGCTACAGCATCTTACTTCTTGGGCGAAAGTTACGAAAGAGATGTTACAGAAAAAATTACAAGTGGCTCCGCTGGTGGGGATGTGTTTGGATTCATTGCCTCTCTGTATTCAGCAGGCAGCACCAATTACCTCTGGGGGCGTAACTTTCAAAGCATGACCCCAGCCCAAACTAACTGGATCGTATCACAAACGCAAGTCGCATCGGGAAGTTCAACACCAGAAGCCAACGAAGACCTCTTTCAAGTGATTGCTCTTGACTCGGGAGAATGGACGCAGGAAAATATTAAAATTTCGATTGCCGACATTCGAACTTCTAATGAACCCTCGGAACCTTATGGAACGTTTTCCCTCCTGCTTCGCAGAGCTGGAGATAGTGATGAAGCTCCGCAAGTAATCGAGAGCTTTTCAAACCTTAATTTAAATCCAAATTCTGCAAACTATATCGCTCGCCGAATTGGTGATGCCTATGCAACATGGGACGATACAGATCGACGTTATAGATATTTCGGTAATTATGGAAACAATTCACGATATGTTTATATCAAGATGAAGAATGAAAACGGACCAAGTACACCTGAACTGTTACCCATGGGTTATAAAGGCCCTGTAAGATGGGGAACATTCGGAGTAGCATCTGGAAGTGCTTCACCGCTGGTTATCTCCGGAGGAAAAGTAACAGGTAAAAATTTTGCAAATGCAATGATTGAAACTGAAGGCTATTCTCCCGGCTATAACTCAGGTTCTTCCGAAGGCACAGCCGGGTGGTTAAAGCCCCTTGTCAACGTTGGTGTGCATGGTTTTAGTGGATCTTTTGAGTTTCCACGAACCTATCTTAGAGACAATTCTACACAAGGCAACTTAAATGACCCAACCGATGTTTATTGGGGTGTTGATACAAATTTCTCTACAAGCGAGCGATTCGACCCAGCTTATGAGGATGTTGTAAGAGGTACGATGGGCTTACGGCCCAGCGCACCACGAACTGCCGTTTCATATTCAGGTGCCGGTAATCCCATTGAATACCAATATGTGTTTAGTCTTGAAGATCTTTCATATCATACGGCTTCTCTGAATTCATACGGACTGGCGGCAAGATTTCATAATCCCTCACAGACACAAGAAGCTTATTATCTCTCAGGATCCTATAAACTAGGATACTCAATAGCCTCCTCTGGTTCACAAACCTTTACAGCACTTCTTGATGCCGACTGGAATCAATTTACAATCCCTATGTTTGGTGGCTTTAACGGAACAGATATACGGGAAACAGACGCATTTAATAATTATTATGCTTCTGCCCCAACGATGGAAACTAATTCGAAATTTAATTCGATTCGCCGAGCCATTGATTCTTGCGCGGACCCTGAATTGGTTGAGTGTAATGTGATGGCAGCACCAGGTGTAGGAACCTCATTGTTATCTCGCCCCCTTACGAGTCATATGTTGGATATTTCGCGACGACGTGGTGACACTTTAGCAGTTATTGATATCGAAGGCGGATATGTGCCACCAGCCGACCGTGACTCATTTGGAGAAGATTCGGATACCGGCAACAGGGGCAAAGCTTCCACAGCAGCAAGCTCACTTAAAGGAAGGCAACTTAACAATAGTTATGGAACTTGCTATTATCCATGGGTTCGTATCCGAGACGCCGATTCCGGAGTCACGTTTAATGCTCCACCTTCTATTGCAGCAGTAGGAACTTATGCCTACTCTCAACGGAAGGCAGAACTTTGGTTCGCACCGGCTGGCTTTACACGAGGTGGATTAACTGAAGGTGCAGGCGGACTGCCAATTGTGGGAGTAACTGAAAGGTTAACTTCCAAAGATAGAGACAAATTGTATGAAAACAATATTAATCCTATCGCATCATTCCCCGCTGAAGGGTTAGTGGTATTTGGACAGAAAACTCTCCAATCAACACCAAGCGCCCTTGACAGAGTGAATGTAAGAAGGCTCATGATTCATGTTAAAAAGGAAATTTCGAGAATTTCTTCTCGTTTATTGTTCGACCCTAATACCCAAGTAACTTGGGACAGATTCAAGGGCCGCGCACGACCTTTCTTGGAAAGTGTCAAGAGTCGTTTAGGTTTGGAGGATTATAAGATAATTCTGGATACAACAACAACTACACCAGATATGATTGATAGAAATATTATGTATGCCAAGATTTTCTTAAAACCAACTCGGGCCATTGAATTTATTGCAATTGATTTTGTAATTACAAATACGGGAGCGTCCTTTGAGGATTAATCTGAAAGCGTGACTAATTATAATAGGAGAAGATACAGATGACTTTTTGGCAAGACCCAAACCTAGAACCTAAACGTTCTTTTAAATTTATTTTAAGTATTCCTGGTGGAAATAATACAACAGGAATATCAGAATTTTTAGTAAAGAAGGTGAAAAAACCAGAATGGGAGGTTGGTTCGATTGAGCATAAATTTCTAAATCATTCTTTTTGGTATCCTGGAAAAGTAAAATGGAATCCCATCGATGTTACAGTTGTTGACACAATTGACCCAACAGCAAACGCCAGTCAACAAATCATGTCCATCCTAGAACAATCAGGGTATGAATTGCCAACTACTCCAACCGTAACAGAAGGTTGGGGCACTATTTCTAAATCAAAAGCAGTTAACAATGCGCTAGGAAACATTACAATTAAAACAATTGATAGTGATGGTGCCACCGTTGAAGAATGGGTTCTTAACAACGCCTGGGTTACAAAAGTCGCCATGGGTGAATTAACTTATGATGATGAAGCTTTGGTGGATGTAACCCTTTCTATTCAATATGACAATGCGTTTATTGATATTAAAAACGGACCAGCAGGTAAAATTCCTTCAACTTCTGGCTAAACATTCATTCATTTCTTTGATATAATATAACTTAAGAGGTACAGATGCCAAGAAACAACCAGGGTCGCCTGGATAACAAACCCGAATCAGGAGCAGAGGCTCCTACGCAAAACACAAACGCACTTTTAAATTTCGTAACACCCACAGAATTTGTTGAATTACCAACGAAGGGAAAGTTTTATTCCAAAAACCATCCACTCTGTGGTGCTGAGACTGTTGAAATTAAATATATGACAGCAAAAGAAACCGATCTTTTGACTTCCAAAACTTTGTTAAAAAAAGGCGTTGCTATTGACAGGATGCTTCAAAGCATTCTTGTAGACAATTCCATTAAAGTCGCCGATCTCTTGGTTGGTGATAAGAACGCGATTTTGGTGGCAGCAAGGATTAGTGGTTTTGGTGCATCATATGATGCGAACATTACTTGCAAGAATTGTGGCACCACATCCGAACAACATTTTGATCTATCAGAAGTAGAACAAAAAGATCTAGAAGAAGACATTGAATTTACAGACGATGGAACATTCTTTATCGATCTTCCAGAATCAAAGATCCGCGCTGAATGTAAGCTGTTGACAGGCGTTGATGAAGATAAATTGATGAAGAAAGTCGAGAAAAAGCGCAAACTTAAACTCGCAGAATCTTTATTGACAGACCAATTAAAATTAATCATTGTATCGCTTGAGGGCATTACAGAAAGGGGGCCGGTTGAGAATTTTGTGGACGTTATGCCTGCAAAGGATTCCAATTATCTACGAAAACAATATGAGCGCGTTAAGCCTGATGTTGATCTTTCGTATTTATTTGAGTGTGAATCCTGTGGTGCAAGTAATAACGTAAGCATCCCATTCTCAACCAACTTTTTTTGGCCTGAATGAAAAATATACTGAAAACGTATATGAACAACTGTTTTATCTAAAACATTACGGTGGTTGGAGTTTCATAGAATCTTATAATTTGCCAATTCAACTAAGAGAATGGTGGCTTAAAAGAATTCAGAAGCAATTTGAAACTGAAGCCGAACAAAATAAAAAAGCAAACAAACGCTGATTTAAAACCTCCTTTATGGAGATTTTTTATTTTGTCTCCGCTACTATTTATATTTATAAGTTATGGCTGAAGGCGACGGAATAGACCCAAAAGAACTCGCAGCAAAAGAAGCTGGGATGAACAAACTTGCAGCCGCTACTAAAGGCGTTGCAAGCTCCTTGTCCAATGTCAGCAACGCAGCCACAGGTTTCTTTAGTGCGTTCGGTGGACTTGACCTTTCCATCAGCAGCATTATTTCCTTCGGTCTTGAGATCGACAAAGCTCGCGCAG